ATTCATTTCAATTGTAGAAAGAACATAACCATCATCCGTGAAAGAATAATATTGTCCTAGATTATCTAAAAGAGGATTACCAGAATTTTTTACAAGACTAATATCTATATTTTCAAGGAAAAGATTATTTTGTGAATCGGTTGTTGAGCAAAAATGATAAGAACACATTTGAGTTATTGCTCTTCGAAATCTTTCGTTTAAATCATGATCATTAAATGTTCTGTATCCCGCATCAATTTGAATAATTGGTATTCCATATGTGTGAGCATCAATACATCTTTGAAGAGACTGAATCCCTTCACCCTGGAGAATTAATACAGATTCAGGATCATAATATTTTCTTAGCTTATAAGAAGGATCACAAGAAATGAAATCATATCTATCATCTTTTTGTAATTCTTTAGATAATCTATCTACATAAAATTCATTTTCATATAATATGAATACTTTGATTTTTTCCATATAAATCCTTAAAAATAACATCTTCCATCAATAGGACTGAATGGACCATTTACTTGCCGAGAAGGTCTAATCCAATCTTCATTGTTAAAATCTCTGTGTTCCCATCTTTTACCCATGACTCCAAATAATAATTGAAGTGGACCACCCATATGAATTGCTGAAGTTTTCATTTCAGTTTTAACCCAGGATGCAAGAGGCAAACCAATAGCTCCGCAACCAATCAATACCAAATCGATATTATGGAGATTCATCAATTCATTCTGAAGTCTTTTATTTTCTTCATCCCATGACAAATACCCATTTTCTGGATCAATAATTTGAGAATAATTAGATTCAATAAACTGAAAATCCGCTCTTTGTGGAAACCAATCTTGATTGTCCCAAAAAGAAAAACGATCCATTTGATACTTGTAATCATCAACAAACGGACTTACAATAGCAATTTTTTTATCTGATAAAGATCGAGTCCAGATAGGATTTGGATCGAAAGCACCTAAGTCAATAAGTTTTCTATCTGAAGATGCATATCTTTCATCTAATACATTTTCGAAAGGAATATTAGTCCACAAACAAAGAGCATCTATATGACTTAACCCATTCAAATAATATTTACAAAATTTAACGAAAGATTCTTCGTGTAATGGATGAATTCCAGCAGATCCTGTTATTTGATATTCAATATTTCCAGTTAAAGGAATCGGATGCATTTTTTCAGTTAAAGGATTATACAATTTATTTATCGCATGTAATTCAGTAGCTCCAATTTTTCCAGCAGCAAAGGGAGTATTAGATTCAATCAATTGTTTTAGTAATTCAGGACCGTACATAACCAGATTCCTTCACGATTTCTAAAGTAGTATCAAAAGATCCTTTTGAAGAACAATTCTTTTTATACCATTCATAATTATTTTGTTGAATAGATTCTAAAATATCATCAGAAGTATTATAGATACCTTCAATATCATCCTCTGTTTCCATACGAAGGAAGTTTACTCCTTCTTCCCACTCATTCCAATAGTCTGTCGCAACTCCAGGAGTAACAACAGGAATCGCACCTAAAGCAGTTGCTTCGATATCTCGATTACACTTCGGACCATATCCTGGAAGAAGGAAAGCAAATTTAGTGATACTCATATTATAGAGATAGTCTTGGGGCGTGTATGGATATGGTGTCTGGGCACCTTTAACTACGGCAAAATTTTGAATATGTTTAGTCCAATCGATTTTCGTTTGAAATCTATTTTTGAACTGAGTTTCATTTTCTACTTTACCAACAAACATGGATTTCCACATTCTGTATCGCGGAAGAACTTTTTTCATAGTTAAAACAGCTTGTTCTAGTAAATGCGGATTTCGAGCCCATAAAATCCAAGGATATGCATTATCGATATCTTGGGGAACTTGATTTCCAAAAAGCCCAATTTTAAATTCTGGAAGACCGCCAAAATCAGTTACAAGATCATAATCATACAGAAGAATTTCTCCATGATCATCCATCCAAACATACCGATCAGGAGATTCTAAAACATCAACAAATCCATCCCTATGCCATAGCTTAATGATTTCTCTAAAGCTATCTCCTTTATGTCCCCATGCATCATTTGGGTAATATACAGTTCGTTTCATACAATCCATGCTCCAGCATTTTTTAGTGCATTAACTTTTGTCTCATAACCAATCATATAATTGGCATGTATCAGGTATTTATTGGGACATTCATTACCCTCATTGAAGAAAGTATTTCCATTCGGAAAAAGTTCTTGGGGAAGTGTCACAACAGGAATTCGAGTTTCAACACAATAACGAATGAATCGTAACTGATCATCAAAAATTCCATCTGTATCTGGATTATAATCATTGACCATATCAATGACTCTGTAGGATGCTTCAGATGGTCTCAGACCTAAGAATCCGGTACAGATAGCTGTATGGGGAGGATCAGTCTGGCAGACCACATCAGCGACTTCTAACTCCCCCTCAATATATGGAACAGGATCCTGAAAATAGAAGAGATCACTATCACAGAAAATCACATCACCATATTTTTCCATCTGTTCTTTGATAATGAAAAACTTATTCTGAATCAGATCTCGATAATCCAGAGTTCCCCAATCCATTGCTTCAGAGTTACATTTTTTGTAATCTATAACGATACACTCATGACCCTCTGATTCTAATGCATCTTTTGATTCAATATCCATACAGAAAATCGTAATAGGAGTATAGGAGTTCACTTTACGAAAACTTCGAACCATATTACGACACATCTCAGTATGACCAAAATTAGTGTATGTGATTAATTTCATTCTTTATCATCCATATCAATATATTCTAGAATTTGCTCTTCAATATCATCACCAGAAAATATTTTCATGATTTGATAACCAGCATCACAAAGATTTCCACCGCAATCAATATCATCCACTAAAACAATTTCATTTTCTTTTGAAATACGAACATTATATGTGGATTCAGAATTTAATGTTTTTTTATAATCCAATAAAAGATTTCGGTAAAAATCTAATGTAAAATCAGTATCAGTATATACTCTCCCATCAGAGACTGTCCATAGACCATATTTAAAAGTACAATCTCCATAAACTTTAGCCAATACATTAGTTCTTTTTGAACTAAGAGATTCTTCATACAATGAAGAAATATATTCTAAAATTTCTTTACCAATATTATCAGAAAGATCAAAACTTGTAATATATTCTCTATCATCAGGACAACAACCGCAATGAGAAGGAATATGTTCATAAAATTCGATCTCTTTACTATCAATCTCCATTACAATATTGCCATTATTTAATTGGGTCATAAGCTTAATGGCATCAATATTTGAAATATGAATTATTCTTTCTCCATCAGGAAGAATCCAAAAATACTCTGTGTATTCATCTACAACATATTCAACATTAGATCTAATTTTTTTTTCTTCTTTATATTGTACATCTTCCCCGTATATAAATTTTAAAGCACGAGTGATAGTCTCATTTTTTTCAGATTTAATTGCGATCATCTTTTAATTCCTTGCATTTTTCTTGACTACACGGACAACTTATAGATCCCCAAACACAAAAACATGTTTTACATGTTACTCCAGTTCCATCAAAATATCCTTTTGATCCGCATGGAAGATTAATACCTTTATGACTATCTCCATCATCATATTTTAATCTTATTTCATCCATAATGAATTTCTCAGAAACAAGTAGAACATAGTACACCGGGTTGTAGCTGATCAAATAATCTAACAGGTATTTCTACAAATATTTGTGTTCCCATTGGATATCCTGGGCCATATCGCAAATCACAATCTTCAGTAACATTAATTTTTACTGGTTCATTCCATTCCGTAATTTCGTACCCTTCATATTCTTCTTTGTATTCATTTAATGTAAAATCAAAACAATCACAATGAATTCTAAGAGCATGATCTTCGCTTTCTGCTACTACATGATGAATCTCACCATCATCAATCTGATACACTTTCATTATACACTCCTTAAAATAAAAACGCAATACTCTTTTTCAAAAGTATTGCGTTGAATGTTATTCACTTGGCGGGGTGCTTGGGATTTGAATTAAAGTTCCTGCTCCGCTTCCATCTCCACCGTTCATCATTTCAACAGATGGACGGACACCATTCCATTTTTCAATCCATTGCTGGAATGCCTGAATTCTCAATAGTTCAATATAATCCGATCCTGACTGAACAGCCTGCTCGATTTCATATCGACGAGCATCTGCTTGAAGTTGTGCAACATGCTTTGCAGCTTCTGCTCTTTCAATATCAGTTGCGTTACGAATGGTCTGTGCTTCCTGCTCTGCAAGTGCAGATGCCTTGTCCTGTTGTGCTTCCACAACTCGATCAATTGCTCTCTGAATTTCTGTAGATTCATAAGCGAATCCAGACCCCATACCAATCGTGGTAATAGTAATTCCTCTTTCGGCAAAGTATGGAATTGTATTATCTCGAACCGTGGTCATGATTTGATTTTTCATAGTTCGAAGAATATCCATATCATATTCAGCACACTGTCTAGCCAATTGATCCTGAATGAATGCTCTCACTTCGGTATCCAGAACACCATCCAATCGATCATTTCCTTCCATAGACGGATACAAGTAAAGGAATTGAGGAACATCTTCTGGATTAATCTGTGCTACGATTGTAATATCAATCGAAAATCCTACGGAATCTCTTGATTCAACCCAAATTGAATTTGCGTTTCCTGCTTCCCAATCACGAGTCTTCGGGGCACGATCGACTACGATAACTCGAACAGTATCAATATAATCTCCAGAGAACCAAAGATATCCATCTTTCTTCCATCGGCGAGGAACTTGAATTCTTCGAGCCGCTACCTTACTTTGACGAAGGAATGCAACGGATTCAAACGAATCCTGTGCAAGACTATCTCCCTCAAGGGGAATTACAAATGCCGTTTCATTTGATCCGATTTCAACATATTTCGGTTCATTAAACTTCCTACAGCCGATCATAGTCAGTGCAAGAAAAATCAACATCGAAATCATCATATATTTTTTCATTTTAAAATTAACTCCTAATTACCTTTAAATTAAACCATTTCTTCGCGGAGACTTTTTTCTAATTCTTCCATACTCAAATTAGCCCATTCTAAAAAACTATACGATTCATGTAATGCAATCGGATAATATGGATCTATTTTAGAGTTAGGATCTTTTAATTGTTCTTTATAAAAATCTAAAATTTCTAAATCAGAATATCTTCCTTTCGTATGTGGTTTTTCTTGAAACCCACGATAAAATTCAACCTGTTCAGTATCAAAATTGATGATATATCCGTATTCACAAAAACAAGAATCACGAACAAATTCATTTTCAAAAATCATTCTTGTTTCTTCTCCATTCATCCATAGAATGGGTTCTCTTGATACTCTTCTAATTTCATCATAATGAGAATCTCTTTCAACACCCTTTAGATTTGCAATTCTTTCTCGTACAACAGAATAATCTAATGGATGATTTACAAGAAGCCATTGAATCGCGGCTTTTACACCTTCACCTAAAAAATCTGGATATGAATCAAAATGATTATAAGATAAATAATCTTTTTCATTAACTCTAAATCCAACAATTCCTCTTGTTCCCATTTTATTATTCCTTATCTAATGGGATTGGAAACGGAGATGTTCCATCTTCAAGACCCAAAGCTTTTTTTGCATCATCCCATAATGCAGTTTCATCAACATTTCTATCACATGTCCAATGCCCTGCATTATACAGGTTCAAAAGAGCATTTTCAAGTTCTGCATTGAGAGATAAAACTCTTTGAAGAACTTTTAATACTGATACATCACTATTATCCATTTGTAGAAGTATCCCTTCTTCGAATTCCTCTGATAAGAACAATAACACCACCAGCATTAAGAATAGCACCGGTAAAAATAATGTTTCCTCTTACTTGTTCATATCTAACCATATCTCTACTTGCACTTGGAGAATTCAAAGCCAGAACAGCTTGATCATCCATAACATCAGCTTCAATCATATTGTAGCCAGTTAAAGTTGCTCCAGCAATCAAGAGAACAAGAAGAATTCTCCACAACGATACTTTATATTGTCCAAATTTCATTAAAGTCCTTTCGATTCTAAATATTCTTCAAAAATTCCCAAACTATCATAGTGTACAACATATGGAGTAACATGATGCTTTTCACATAATTCTTTATATTCGGCCATCATTTCACGATAAAAAGATTCAAAAGATTCAACATCATCGATACTCCACCAATTACTATAAATATGATGAGTTCTAACTACAAGATTATAGAAAATTCTTCCGGAATCGATATACATTCCGATGCCATTGCTCTTGTCTCCCATAAGATATTCACCAGTACCAACTCTTTCCCATTCTAATTCTGGTTCTAATTCATTTTCAGTTGAATCAATGTTCTCTAAAATATTTAAAATAGTAGTAACAACTGATTCAATATTTACACCGGCAGCAAACATCGCAGACTTATTTTGCAATGCATGAGAAATAGGATTATTATGAGTAACTTTTCCTCCACCAAACGAAGGAAATTTTTCGGAAAGTTCTTTTACAATACTTCCAATATGTACATCACTAACTTCAACTAACATTATAATTTCCTTTTCCTCTTTGAATGGTTCTATACTGAGCCAATCTTTTTGAATACTTTAATTGGTATTTTGTCTTAGGAGTTCCCAGTGTCATAATTCCACTGATCCCATCAACAAATGCTCCAATCGAACACATGATTTTGAAAAATCTAAGATTGAGATTCATCATATTTCTCCAATTGAAATCCGCAAATTTCACACGAGATGATTGTTGTGGGATCATTATGATCCACTGATCTTTCAATAACAACCTCACTTTTACAATCACAAGATGGACAATAATCTTCGTAAATCATATCATACCTTACTTAAATGGTTCATCAAGAATCAAATTCATGTATCGTTTAATCTTCTTACCAACAGCTTGCTTCATGGTAAAACCAAACTTTTCTGGAGCGGTCTGAGTGACCCACTCTCGAAAGTTCGTTCCCATTTCTGTAGAACGAGCCCACCAATCGGCAACCATTTCAGCAAGATAGATATCGGGCATCTTATCAATACCACCCCAATATTCTGGATGATGAGAATTAGATTTTTGATGATTCAAAATTGCATAAGGAATTGCATCCTTATTTTCTGAATCTCGACACCCGATTGCTTCCCATTCAATTCCACGAAATTTACTCTGATCATGAATAAATGAATTTGCAATAAGAGTTCGGCCAAATTCACTTTCACCTTCTTCGATGAGAGCTTCGCCCATTCGAATACATGCATTCTGTACATTCTGAATATGGCGTGTCAATTCTCTTAACTTTTTCAAATCAATAAGAACATCTTCCGCAGCGATTTTAGGTGTTTCGGTGGTCATTATTACTCCTATACATGGAGATATATGTATGGTTATGAATTTTCGATTTCGTTGGATTGATTACACATCAGATCATGAACAACCTGAATCAAAGTCAAATGAGTTTCCTGTCGGAAAAATGAAAAATCACGACCATCAGTAGAACAAACTTCAGTAGAACAAACTTCAGGATTAAAAATCACTGGACATTTATTCATTCGTCCCATAGCAATTTGAGTCCCAAGATCTTTTTGGAAAGTATCAGAAGGATTGCATTGGGACCAGCCAACATGGACATGATCCCCGACACTTTGGGCAACAATAACTCCAAAAGGACGACCCCGACCTTGACTATTCGAACCTGCTTGTTCCCGAACATAACGCTTAATCATCATTTATCCTTTCATGTGAGAGGGTACATTCCTCTTTATAGAGTATATGCATAAAATTTTGAAAGTCAAGTGACTTTTTTATCTTTTTTAAGCAATTTTAAAACCTCAAGTGCCACTTCACTCGGATCAAATAAACTATAAAATTTATATGAAAGTCCTATTTGATCATAACAATAATCTTCCGAGAAAAGATCTTTCCACATTTTTTCACGAATTAACCATTCTTTTTCTGCTTCCACATATTCTTCGGAGGTAATTTTTTTATCTTGAAGAGCATACGCAAACCAAGGATCAGATTGATTTTGATAATGCCAATCTGAAAATCTATCATCAATAAATTTTGGTGCGTTAGAATCTATAAAAGTAGCACAGAAAATTTCATTATTATAAAATATAATTGTACAAGATGCCTTTATATCAAAATAATCACCCCAAGAATTGTAGTTTTTATCTGTTTCTTCCTTAATAGATTCATAAATTTTTACATAGTCCATTGATGATTTAAGATCATATTTTAAAATTTTATCATGGATATCATCTATCTTATACTGAATCCACTTCTTTCTGTATTGTTTCATATAGTCCATTAATTCTTCAATGGTTCCATCAAATTTATAGACATTTAAAATTTTCATACTCATAATAAAATAAATTCCTTAAATTGGTAATTCGTTGGAATGGTCTTTTTTAATCATTCTTTTTGAAATTGCTTCTGCTTCAATCTTATCTCGAATGGGACCAGAAATCATAGACGAAACAGCTTCTGGTTCAATCTCGTGAATCTCACACATATCAATAATTGTTTCAATATACTGTGGAGATTTTCCATCTGTTGCAGATTGTACTAGACGAGCTTCAAGCTCCTGAATGAATTCTCGCCTAAAAGATGGATCGAGATGTTTCGTTTGTAATACCATTCCGTTTTCTAGCATTTTTAGTCCTTTAAAAAAACAATCTCCACGCCTTTTAGACATGGAGATCTTAAATTAAAATTGATACTCTTCAAATAAGTCCATGATATCTGTCGGGATATCTTCTGGGTTTTTGGTTGCTCTGGCTATTGCTCTTTCCATTTCGTGCTGAGTCAATGCATAAGTATGATAACCGTGTTCATTCACATCTGGTAGATTACCATTTGCTGGTTTGACAATTCCCACATAATAAAATTTGTTTGCGGAAGTTTTACGATCATCGTTGCTCACAAAATAGGTCACACCACATACATATTCACGAATTCTTCGTTTACGCATTTGTTCTACAGCATCTTGATCTACTTCTAGACTATCATCTTTAAAATCATGATCTCGCGTAAGAGAAATTGCAAAACCTAAAAACAATCCATAAACGCATTCACAAAATTTAAGTAACCATATTCTCATCGTATTCATACTAAAATCTCCATATTATTTAATTGCCTAAATTGTCGAATCGTTTTCAATAATTGAGGAACATAATCCATAGATTTTTGTCGAAAAATTTGACAAAATCCAGCCTCATTCCCCATGATTATAACGGTATCATCTATTCTTTGTCCAGTCATTTCTTCCCACATGATTGCATAAGTAGTAGCCTGAAGAAAATAGTTCTCAATCCACTTTTCTTTTTTGATTTTATCGGAACCTTTAAAATCGATGATAGAAAGAGTTCCATCGTATTCAGCAACACAGTCCACTCGACCAGCAATTTTTAATGTATGTGAATAAAGAGGAACTTCAAGAGCATGAACATTATTAATTTTATGAAGATATGGTTTCATGGAATTCAGAATACTTCGATGATTAACATCTTCTACTTCCGAAAAATCTTCAATATCATTGTTTAAATATCGTTCAATAGTATCATGAACGATATTTCCTCTGCTAGTTGCCTTTTCAGATTTTGTTTTATTTCCTGGTTGACTTCGCCACTCTTTAAAAAAATCTTGTTTACTGAAACCGGTGACGGTCGTAACTGACGGATAATTCACATAGATACTTGGATCATTAGGAGACGGAACGGCGTATGTTCTACTGCCACTATCAAGAGTTGTTGATTCAATCTCTTCAAAAATAATCGGGGTTTTAACATGAGTAAATTTCATTTAGAATTTTCTATTAAGAGTTGATCCTGGAGTTCCCTCGTGAATTTTTGCAAGGGTCTCTTTCCATCCATTATCATTTTTCAAACCACTTAGACGAACAGAATCAATAATTGCAAATGTATGTGCCCCTTCGGTTTCTGGAATATATTTTTCAATACACCCTACTTTACCACAATGAGGGCATGGTTGGTCATAAACATCCATGACTTCAAATTTATCTTCAAGTTCCATATTCCATTCATGCCCACAATCAGTGCAACGAAAATTATATTCTGCCATATAAATACCTTTAATCTCTGGGCATGTAAGCTAAGTTAGGAATATTATTTAGATCACTGATAATATCAGGATAATGAGGAATTTCAAAACAATTTGTTGTAAGTTGAACTATTTCATCAATTCTTTGATTAATTTCCTCTGCATAAGAAGTATAATCTTCAATTCTTTGTTCTAAAGCTTCAAGATAATAATCAATTTTCTTTTTATTGAAAAAATTCTTTTTGGAAGACCATTCATTCCATAAATTTTCATATTTTTCAAGTCTTCGATGAATTGATGTATCAATCTTTTTTAACGAAACGAGAATAGATTTTGCATCAAGAAACATGCATAAATTATATATGCCAGCTTCGACAAAAATTTGATTTGAAGTACGAATTTTCTTAGACATAAAGCAATTTTTCCTCTATAGTATATATGCCCCAATCATAACTCCTTGGAAACAATGATTACCATGAGTATTATATATCCGGGGGTGGGCGGGGATATTGATAGGGTAACAACTAGAAATCGATTTGTCAATAGGATTTTTATGGAAAAGCGAAAAAAAATTAAGGCTATCGTCGCCTATGATGAAAATTTTGGAATAGGAATAAATGGAAATCTTCCGTGGAATAATTCCAGAGATTTACAACATTTTAAAATTCAAACAAAAGATCATATCTGTATTATGGGACGAACTACTTGGGAAAGTTTACCGAATAAAAGGCTTCCTGGGAGAGAAATTTGGGTATGTACACAAACTGTCCATGAAAAAATGGATGGCGTTCAATTTTATACCGAAAAAGAAATACGAGATAAAATTTATAAAAATTCTGATTTGACTTTTATGATTTGTGGTGGTATAATGACATGGAAGACATTTCAAGATATCATTGATGAATGGATTATCACAGAAATACCAGGAGTTTATGAATGTGATACATTTTTTGATCCAAGCATGATTCATAATTTTAATGAAAATCTTTCAGTAAAAATTTACCAAAGGAATGTGTAATGCGAGTTTCTTATGACGAACAAGGTAATCAAGTATTTTATACTGACTGTGGAAATTATGTTGGATATTTGATGGAGCTTTGTGAATATGAGAAATATGGCGAATCAAAATATGTTTTTGGAATTCATTTAGATAATGGTATTCCAAAAAATGATCGAATTAATTTCAATGGTCATCCATTTATTTCCCGAGGTACTAAAGGGAATTATTGTTATTTTCGATCTGTTTTTAATGATGATGTTATGGAAAATATTCAATGAAAAATGCAGAAACAGTTGTAGATAAATTGCGTGAACGAATAGAGCAAAATCATGAAGGATATGATTCTAAAGATTTAGAAAATGCATCTGATTATGATACTGTCTTAGATATTGAAATTTTAAAAAAAATTGAAAAATTGAAAAATATTCTTGATAATGTATCTGAAATTTTAAATAATGTATCTCATATTCCGTTTTATGCCTACGGAGATAATCAAGCGGCTTGTGAAATGTCAGAAACTATTGGAAGGGCTCTTGAGATTATTTTAGAAAGAGAATAATAAAATGAATAATAAAATGATATTATTTGTAATTTTCTGTTGTTTATTTCTTTTTATTTTTATTGGTTTAGGTGCTGGTGCAGTTTCTAATTCTCTAAAGCAGGATGCTAAAGAAGCTCAGAAAATTCATTCTATTACTCAATTTGATTGTAATGGAAATATCATCGGAGAATGGATTTCTGTCGGGAATGTGTACACCTATAACTATCCCGGTGTAAAATTTACAGATAGTAATGGTATAGAAATTCAATTAATGGGGACAATTCAAATTATTGAATTGTCTTATTAAGAATTAACGGAGTTAAATAATGAGTAATGATTCAAAAATATTTGATGATGGTGGAGCGGCATTCCCACGATCTCACAGTAAAGATCAGCATCAGAATGAGAAAGGTTGTTGGGCACAAGACGGCATGACCCTTCGTGATTGGTTTGCGGGCCAAGCGTTAAGCGGGATGTTAGCTTATGGTGGATCCATCAAAGGAGACTATCATACCAATGCAAGCTTTGAAGCAGCAGCCCTTGATGCTTATGTATGGGCAGATGCTATGATTGATGTTAGAAAGGGAAAAAATGAGTAAATATAGTAAATGGATTTTGAAACAAGCATCTGATCCAAGTGTGTGGGGCACTCCTGGAAAATATACTATTAAACATTTACCTACGGGAGAATGTTTATGGATTTCTAATGGAGCTTCTGGACTTCATTGGGATACTTTCGAAGGTAGAAGAAATACTATAATCCCTTGGTGGTGTAAGCGTCGTCTATGGAATCGTCTCCAAAAAATGCTTCAAAATCGTATGATGGGCTCTAATAAAAATGGAGAAACCCATGAAGAATCATGAAAAAATTATAAAGTATCTTAGAGAAGCAGATCAAATTGATGGTGCTTGCATGAATCATAGAGGATATGGTACATATGCTGATGCTGCTGATTTGATTGAGCAGATGCAGAAACTTTTAAATTCATGGCCTATGACTAAAGATGGTGTATACCTTCCATTAGATGAAGCAATTATTGTTTGGTATATGGATGGAAATGTTCTAGTACAAGGAGCGGCTGGTATTGAGGTTGAAGTATTGTTTGCGGATCCTAACAATTCAGAAATTTTATTCAGTCCCAATGATGGTGTCAGATCGTGCTTTTTTTCTAAAAAAGCAGCTTTAGATAGTATTAATCCCACTTGACATTTTACTTAAATCGTATATAATGTATGAAGGATAGAATAAATTATTCTGATTTTAGGAGAAATCAAATGGCCCGAGGCCGAGCAATTTCAAAATCCGTTGGACAGGTTCTGAGTAAACAACTTGCAGGATCCCGACCAGTGTTTGATACTGATGATTTGGATCATGAATATAGTTCTGATGTTCAAGTCATGTCTGCTTTGAACTGGTATAGTTCAATGGCTTCTGATAAGAAAGAGCGGACTTGGTTTGTTGCGTACATGAAGGAACAAAAGATCTTTACAGGATCTGATCTCTCTCGAATCAAAGATTTTGATTCGAAGATTTTCTCTCGTGTTGGTCGTTATTGTCAAATGCTTTCTGATGGATATCCGATTGATTCGTGGGCACTTCCTAAGATTCAAGAAGTTGTTCGTGATTTGCAATTGCGTCTTAAGCCAGTTGCTAATTCTTCTTACAGTTCTTCCGGACCTTCTGTTCAAGATCGTATGAACGAAAAAGCTTTGGAGTATGCTTCGAATATTCAGACAGTTATTGATGATTTCACTCTGACTATCCGAGATCGTAAAAAGTCAGAAGATTCAGATGTGTTTGATATTGTTTCTTTTGTGAATGTGCATGAAATCAAGCCTCTGATGGCAAATCGTATTGTTCCATATATTGAGGAATCTAAGAATACTTGGGCTGATGTGGTCAAATCACAAGATCCTGATATTCGTGAAGGCTATTCTATCTACACAACTTCTCAAATGAATCGAATCATTCGATTTCATGATTGGATTCTTGAAGGATTGTCTGCGAAGGGTTCGGAAAAGAAGGTTCGTAAGCCTCGTAAGACCAAAAAGAAAACTCCAACTCAGCTTGTGAAGGCTGTTCAGTTTCTTGATAGTACAAAAGAATATGGAGGTTTGAAGTCTATTAAGCCAGAATCAATTATTGGTGCTGGTAAGCTTGTGATGTTTAATACCAAATATCGTGAGTTTACGATCTTCGAAGCTTCTGATGTTGATGGATTTGGAATGAAGGGAACGACCCTTCAGGGATTTGATCCTTCCAAATCTGTTTGTAAGCGAGTCCGTGAACAATATGTCAAGGATCTTTTGGGAACCACTTCGAAGGGAATTCGAGCCATTCGAAACGGATTCAAAAGCATTAACAGCAAGGAAAACACACCAACGGGACGAATCAATAAGGATTGCATTCTCGTAAAGGTAATGAAGTAAAAGGATATAGAAATGAGTCTTTCATTTGAGTTTCTAATTAATAATCCGTATACACAACATGTTCCTCTTGGATCTTTGTTAAGGATCAAAAATTCAGAGGAAAAGTATAAGGGCCAATCAAAAGCATACCTCAAAGGTGCCCATCAAGAAGTTTCTGAGGAACCAGTAAAGGAAACTCGACAACAGAGACGGGCAAGAGAAAGAAAAGAAAGAAAGTCATGAAGAATGAAGCAACTAATCAAGAACGCTTCGATACCGGAGCTTTGTTAAAAGAACTTCGTGAAAAGAAAAAAATTGCAAAAGAGAAACTTCGCAAAACTTGCACACAAGAAGAATCTTGTTTCGCAAGATTGCGTAGAATATTCAGTTAAGGGAAATATATTATGAATCGTGAAGATGTAGACACAAGGGACAATCAGTCTATTTTTAACTATTTTTGGCAGAAGTTTATTGTTGAAAGTGTACCTCGATGTACTAAAGAAAATGGTAATGGATGTCAATACGCTCCTACTCCTGGTACCGGTCAGATTGGATGTGCTATTGGTTGTTTATTGGATCCTGAAGATGCAATTCAATGGGATAATGAATTGCCATTATTTACAACAATTAAAGATATATATTCGAGTCACCCAGACAAATACAATAAATATTTTGATTATACCCAACTTGAATTTTTAAAAAATCTTCAAGTTCTGCATGATTCAGGATTAGTTTATAAAGAAGATCCTTCTATGTATCGACATTATCAAAATCTTCTCAATATCGTTCTTCGTTATAATGTGACAATTTCTGAAGGAGTTATAGAATGAATTCAGAAGAGATCACTTCAGAAGAAATTGATGTTATGAATCGATTCATCACTGAATGGATGATTTGTGCAATGATTGAATTGTATGGAGAAGTTGATGAAGAAGAGGTTGCCGATCATTACTATATGTGCGTTTCAAAAATTCCTGACGACGGAATTGAAAAATTAGAACTGATTCAAATCGTAGCAGATTATTTGGATGATATTGGAGCAAATGGAGCATCAATGGAATTGAGAACTAAGTTTTTAGCTCTGTTAGTAAACTCATTGGAAGAAAAATAAATGAACAAAGATGAAATGATTAAAAAACTCCAAAAAGAAAGAGATATTTTAATTTGCATGGCTGTAGATGCGGAAATGATTTCATTTAGAGATGCCAATGATCTTGACTCTGATGAAGATCCAAATAATTGGGGATTTTATTTCTATCATACAGGCGAACTTTTACTTGAAGGTGATATTGAAACTTGGGGGAAAGGAAAAGAATATTTAATCAGAGAAAAGGAAACATTGAATCAAACACCCGAATATGATAATAAACCAGAATTGATTTGTCCAGAATGTGGAAAGGGACTTAGTAGAGAAAATAGTAGATGTTGCGGTATGGTGTATGGTCGAAGAGGATGGAGACAATTGGGAATGTATGACGGATGAATTGTGTAAACAGATGTGTATGTTTTGAAACTTTTTTCTTGGATATAGAAAAACTGATTGATTCTTCCTTGACATTACAAGAAAATTTTGATAACATAGAAAAGATTACAAAATGCGGAACTGCCTGTGGATTATGTATTCCATATATTGAAGATTTAATATCTAAAAAGAGTAAAAATAAATGATGTATGAAAAAGTTGAGATTGAAATACATTCAATAGAAGAACCGTCATCATCCGAAACTGAATTTCCTACCTATCGTTATAGACAACTTTTAAGAGAAGGTGAAGTAGGTGTTTGGGAATCAAATGTAGGACCGTTGGCAGTTCTTTTTGAAGATCCATTAGGAAATAGATTTTTGTATTGGTTCGATGGAAATATGGTTTATGGGCACCCTTCAAATACTTTTACAAAAGTAGATAATGTTTTTGCAAAAGTAAGTATTAATGGTTGGATGAAAGCCATTTATTAAAAAGGATCCATAATGAATATTGTTATTCTTATCATGTTAGCGATTCTTGTATTAATGGTATGGGTTACTATTAATGATTATGTAAAATCTCAAAAAGAAAAAATGCATGATAAAGAAACGAATGAAGATATATGGGAATCAGCATATTCTGCTGTTCGTAAATTTTATGAAAATGAAGAAGATCCAGAAGGAAAAGAAATTCTAGAAAAAACAATCAAACATCTTGATGCATTGAGATCATTTAATTTTCCACCGCCCTTATATGTTATATACGATGATCACGATGGAGCAAAACAATTTTATTCAACAATTGAATATCACTCAGATACATCATTTTTCACGATTGATATCGATGAAAATGGAACAGATACATTTATTGGATTTAGAAAATGAAAAACGAATACAGGCATCCTAAAGAATTGAGTTTTGAAAAACTCCAAGAATACGATATGTATGTAAACAATGGTGTTCTTTTTGTTAAAAATAATACTGATGAAGAAGAATTTGAAGAACAACACCCAGGAGATGGGTTTTCTATGACTTATTTACAGAAGACCATCCAGGTCAAGGATACCACATTTGGTCAATTCTGGGAATTGATGCGTCCGAATATGGATGTATGGAATGTTATTTTTGCCGGGGCTCTTGCAAACCATGATCTTTTGGTTTTTGATGAGAATATGCAAAAAGATTTGCCTGTTCGTGATAAAGTTTCTAATTTCATTGATAGTATTGATTATCTTGAGGTTAGTAGAACTTATGAATGTGAAAATTTTACTGGAATAGATAGATTAAATCCTCTTATGGATTTTGGCGGGTACGGTGTGGTTAAGGATGATGTGTTCCCAGAACCCACTCCGATGGCCAAGGGCATTTCATTTATGAATATGTACGAATTGAAAAATATTCCTTTTTATATTACTGAAAAGTTTTATATTTATGATTCTAGATCGGAAGATCATCCTTTGGGAGAAAAACATGATTATGGAGAACAAACATTTACTTTGTATGATGTTCTTAAAATGATTTTTTGGGAGATTACTTGGTATGGATATCCTGATGAAGTCCAAGAAATTAGAAAGGGACTTGTTCAAAGAGTTGAAGATATCAAAAGTGGAAAAATTAAAACGACTCCAATTGAGGATGTGGAATTCTTCTGTGATTTGAATTTTAAAGAAGGTGCTGATTGATACTGATTGATTTCAATCAAATTGTTATTACAAGATTGCATATGTTCTTTCTTCGCGGAGAGAAGAATAATGATATATTCAGTAATCCAATTTTGAAAAAATCTCTTGCAAATGATATATTCTTTTTCTTGAAATCCATTCACTTTAACTATGGGTCAAGATATGGAGATGTTGTTTTATGTTTTGATGGAAAAAATGTTTGGAGAAAGGAAATATTCGAGCATTATAAAGTAAAAAGAAAAAAGGCAAAAAGCTCCAATGCTGAAATGTGGAAATTTGTCCATGAATTTCTTGTTTACTTTTATGAAAAATATAAAACCGGACCATTAAAATTATACAATTTTGATAGATTTGAAGCAGATGATGTTATCTCTGTTCTTATTCATGAAAATCCTGATGAGAATCATTTGATTGTTTCAAAAGATAAAGATTTCCATCAACTACATGTATTTGACAATGTTCTTCAATATGACTATAGTAAAAAGCATACCATACAGGAAAAAACAGATAATCTTAAAGAACATATCATTCGTGGAGATGTATCTGATGGAATTCCAAACATTTTAAGTGATTCAGATACATTTGTGAACGATAAGAAAAGGCAAACTCCACTTTCTAAGAAGAGATTTGAAGCTTTGATTAGCAAAGATCCTTCCGAATATGATGAAAAAACCAGAAAAAACTATGAAAGAAATCGAATTTTGATTTCATTAAGGGATATTCCCGATGAAATTTACAATGAAATCAAAGAAAAGACTAAATAGAATTAGTATAAATTATAGGAGAATTATATGCGTACTATTGGAGAAACATTGGAGGCTTTTGATCTCCTTGAAAATGATGAAGATAGATTTTCTTTTATGCGTGAGCATTATACCAATGCAATGATGAATTTTATAAAATTAGCATATGGTGACAATGCTTGGACCTATGAAAATCGTGAAATTCCTTCTGTCAATATTGATGATGCTCCATATGGATATTCCGATACAAATCTAACATTTGAACTTAAAAGAATGTATATTTTCCTGGAAAATTCAGATGTTGGTCATGATCGCCAAGATGAAATTTTTATTCAGATTGCAGAAGGTCTTCCAGCTTTCGAAGCATCATTATTCATGAATATGGTTCAAGGAAAAAGTCTTGGAGTTGATGGGTTAGATGAATTTGTTGCAAGTAACTTTGCGGATTTGGTTGCATAATAATGTCAAAAAAAGATAGACATAATGAAGATAAGTTTTCAGATCGCCTTTCGGAAGAAAGAGAAAAAAGATCTAAAAGAAATAGTACCAAAAAAACTTTAAGAAATCTTCGTGATATGTTAGCGGATAAAGAATACGATGTAGATTGGGAGGAAGATCTCTATGATGAAAATTCTAGGTAAATGTTCAAATTGTGGTGGAAATGTAATGGAACCAAATATCGTCCATTCTACCGTCCCAATTCCTCCAAAGTGTGATGGATGCGGAAATGTTCCAGAATCTTATATGAAGATTATTAAGACAGTTCCCGAAAAGAAAAACGACGATACAAATAAAACATTTTTACAGGAGTAATATATGAAGCGTGAAATTATTATGATCATTGACAGATCAGGATCTATGTCCAGTATGGCCAGCGATGTTCGAGGGGGATTTGATTCTTTTATTGATGAACATAGAAATGAAAATGTAGAGGCAGGATTTACACTTGTTCAATTTGATGATCAATATCAGGTTGATTATGAAGGTGTTCCGATTAATTCTGAAATTTCTCTAGATTTTACCCCGAGGGGAATGACCGCACTGCATGATGCGATCGGAAAAACGATTATCTCTCAGGGGGAAAGATTCGCAAAAATGAGCGAAGCAGATCGACCAGAAAAAGTCCTTGTCATTATTCAAACAGATGGTATTGAAAATGCTAGTAAAGAATACACCGCTGATAGAATTAAAGATCTAATCGAACAGCAAACAAGAGATTATAACTGGGAATTCATGTATCTTGGTGCGAATCAAGATGCTATTGTTGAAGCAAGGAAATTTGGAATTGCGGCTGGTTCTTCTCTTACATATGGTGGAGATAAAATGTTCAATACTATGAGTGCAGTTGCAACAAAATCTGTTGGTTATACTAGGAGTTCTATTGATGAAGGTGTTCAAGAATTCTCTGCTGAAGAAAGAACCGAACTTAGCTAATATTTTCTAATCCATATTTACACAAGAAATAGGCATCCACGATATCTGAAACTGGATTGCCTATTTCTTTTTTGTTTGGTGATATAAGCATTTTCAAATCTATTCCGGTTTCTTCTATAAAGCTTTCATGCATTTTTAGTTTATCTGCATTGCCTTTTCCGCTTGCAAATTTTTTGATTGTGGTTGGAGCGATTACTAAAACTGGAATAGCTGCAAGATGGAGAGATAATTTCAACACTCCAGTATTTTCGGCAATGTTGAATACCTTTCCTTTGGATCCCATTGAATATCCTTCTAAACATACATGAATATTTTCGTAATTTTTAAGTATATCAATCACCCAACTTGATAGATTTAAATATCTTTCCATATCATTTTTATATGGTTTGGCTAAATTTCCAGATATGTTTTTTCGGAATTTAGTTCCCAAACTTGTTACTTTTGTATAATAAAAAACATCACAATTATCAAATGTAAATTCATCGTTTTTTGATGAGTATACGCAAATACATGGCGTAGTCATCGAATAATCTATTCCAACGATCGTGACTGGGAAAC